AGCACTATTAGGTTGGAACAAACAGCGAGGGTGGAAATCCCTCTCCTTTCCTAATGCAGAGTGGAGCAGAAGCAGCTCGTCTGGCCCATAACCAGAAGGTCATAAGTGCAAGTCTTATCTCTGCAACTATGTGGAATTCAAATCTGTTCACCTTATGGGCAACCGTGAAAGACGGGTTAAAAGACATTCTTTTTCCTCTCCGACCATAGGGGGGTACCTACAAAACACGGGGGTGTGTTCTTCTTAGGTACTCCCCTAAAAAAATATTTTATATATGAGAGGTTCTAATGGATACATAGATACAGAGGCAGGTGAAACCGCATAGCTCGAAAGTTCAACAATCCGAAACAGAAGAAGACAGATGTAACGTGGAACGTCGGAACACCGAATGCGAAGCAGAAACAGGCTTTCTTAGCCAAGACACTTTATGTCGGATATGGTGGAGCGAAGGGCGGCGGGAAAACCTGGTTCATCCAGCACAAGGCCATAGGCGGTGCATTGGAGTATCCGGGAATCAAGATTCTCATCATGAGAGCGCACTACCCTGAGTTGGAGCAGAACCACATCAACCCTATCAAGGCACTGGTGGCACCGATGGGGATTGCGACGTATAACGGCTCGACTCACCTGATGACGTTTGACCTTGGGGATGACCTTCCCCCGTCATACATCCAGTTTGGACACTGGGTAGGTGAAGAATCGGAGAACGAGTACAACGGCTTGGAATTTGACTGGATCTTCATGGATGAAGCTACACAGTTTTCCGAGAGAGCGTTCAACTTCCTGGGCGGCTGCTTGCGTGGTACGAACGATATACCGAAACGATTCTATGTAACGTGCAACCCCGGCGGCATAGGGCATCGTTGGGTAAAGAGGCTGTTCATCGACAAGGATTACAAGACGAACTGCAAGAATCCTGAGGAGAACGAGAATCCGAAAGATTACACTTTCATTTTCGCCACAGTCGATGACAACCAGATCATGCTGAAGAAATCCCCGACGTATCTTCGGACACTGGCGAATATGCCGGAAGATCTGAGAGAAGCGTACCGGTATGGCAACTGGGATATCGTCGGCGGGAACTACTTCAAAGAGTTCACAGTTGGCAAGCACACGATTCGCCCGTTCAAGATACCGGACTTCTGGCCCAGGTATCGAAGCTTTGACTATGGCCTTGACCGACTGGCAGTCGGCTGGTGGGCAATCGACGAGGACGGACGGTTCTGGCTGTACCGGGCCTATGAGGAGAAGAACCTCATTGTGTCGAATGCCTGCAAGGAGATCAAGGAGCACACTCTGCCGAATGAGGTAATCAGTGCGACATATGCTCCTCGTGATATCTGGTCACGGTCAAAGGACACAGGCCGGTCAATGGCAGAGACGTTCATGCAGAACAACATCCCGCTGATCCAGGCCGATAACTCCCGTGTTCAGGGGCATATGCTGATGAAAGAAGCAATGGCCCCTATTCCCCTCCGGGATCCAAGTGTGCGGAAGATATTTGAAGCCCGTGGTACGGACGCACCGAAAGAGCTTCCCGGACTCATGATATTCGATAACTGCGAGAAGGTAATCTCTGATATCAGAGATATCCAGGCAGATGAGAAGAATCCGAATGACTGTGCGAAAGACCCGCATGAAGTAACGCATAACCCGGACATGGTTCGATACTTTGTGATAAGCAGAGTGTCGGCAGCAGAGAGGCCGGTCGAGAAACAGATTGACCCGTTTGCCGAGTTTGAGCCGGAGCCTGCAATGGACTATGTGTCCTACATGACAGGCGGGGAAATCACAAACAGCTACATAGGAGTGTGACATGGCAACAACAGACAGAGGGCCTAAACCTACATATCCAGACCCCAAGGTTCTGAAGAAGAAAATTGACGAGTACTTCGATGAATGTGCTGATCCGAATGTAAGGGAATTCCCGGACTTCGCCGGAATGCGGCTTTACCTCAGACTGCGGAAGAAAGATGTCGAAGACCTGTGCTCACCGGAAATCAACGGTGACAAGGCATACGAGTATCAGGAGATATTCGATTATGCAAGAGACAGGAGAGAAAGCCTGCTGGTTCGGCAGCTAGTGACACAGCCGAAACTGGCCCAGGGCATCCGACTTGCTTTGGCAATGCCGGAGAACGGCGGGTACTCAGACAAGGCGGCAGAGAACCAGGACAGGAAAGTCCACATCAAGGTATCGGAGAAAGACGAGGAGTTATTCAAGTGATTTGGGTATTCACGATATTCGCTGTGGTTGCAGCGGCATACTCCGTCATTGCGACGGTGGAAATGAGCAAGCTGAAGAAACAGCTTGAGCATCTCAGCAAGCGGGCAGATTCAGCAGACAACAGCATTGCCCAGCTGGCAATCGCAGTGTCTGAGAACAAGAAGAAGCTGGAAGAGACTCAGATAGACCCCATCGAGCAGCAGGTACAGGAAGCGAAAGCTGAAATCCTCAGTCAGTGGATTAACAGCATCACAAGCTACAATCCGTATGAAAAGGTTTGATTATGGACGAATACAAGAACAGAAAAAGTGAATACAGCGAAGATAATCTGAGCGAAGACGAACGTTTGCTTGGCCTGTTCAGAGGCCTGAAGATGCCGACGTACCGGATTGCCTGGCAGATGTATCAGAAAGGTGCGGCATTCAACCAGCAGATTAATCTCGATGAGACAGTACGAGTCAACGAGAACTTCTTCATCGGCAAGCAGTGGGAAGGGATTGCGACGAACAATCTTCCCACACCTCAGATTAACATTCTGAAGAGAACCGGTATGTTCACTGTTGCTACTACGGTGAGCGACAATGTGAAAGTGACTGCCTCTCCCCTTGCGAATACCGTCGGCACAGCAAACTACAAGCGCATCGTTGGATATGTCAATGATGAGTTCGAGGCCATCTTCGAGCGAAACAAAATCCCGTCTCTGATCAGGGAGTTTGCCCGTGATGCCGCTGTCGATGGTGATGGTTGTATCTATGTGTACTGGGATGCTGATGCAGAAACCGGGCAGAAGGTAAATGATGCGGAAATAAAGGGCCAGGTTTGCTGTGAGACTGTAGACAACACGAGAGTGTTCTTCGGCAACCCGTCCGACGTGAGAGTACAGGAACAGCCCTGGATTATCATTTCCAAACGTGTTCCCGAACGGAATGCCCGTCTCATGGCGAAGAACAATGGCTCAGATGAGTGGCGAAGCATCACGGCCTCACCGGAAGAAACAAATGCGGTAGACGAGGCGAAGTGGAACGATGACCTCGTGACTATTCTCCAGCTGTTTTGGAGAGACGATGAAACCGGAGAAATCTGGACATATATGTCTTGCGAGACAGCAGAGATTGAAGAACCTAAGAATCTGAAGATCAAGCACTACCCCATCGTGTGGCTGTGCTGGGATACGATCAAGGACTGCTATCATGGACAGGCCATGATGACGGGCCTCATCCCCAATCAGATTGCAATCAATAAAACTCATGCTCTGACGGAAGTCTCCATGATGAACATGGCATTCCCGTCAAAGATTTACGATAAAACGAGAATCGGCAAGGTAACCAACCAGGTTGGTGCCGCATATGGTGTCAACGGCTCCGTAGACAATGCAATGAAAGTTGTCGAGGGCGCGAACATCTCACCGCAGGTATTCCAGTACATCGATAGTCTTATCAATCAGACACAGTCCTCTCTTGGTGCTACGGATGTTGCGCTTGGTGATACCAGGCCGGACAACACCTCCGCAATCATTGCTCTTCAGAGAGCAGCATCAACTCCGTCCGAGATTACCAAGCAGAACATTTACTCCTCTATTGAAGACCTGTCGAGAATCTTCCTGGACTTCATGGGCGAATACTATGGGATACGCTGGGTAGACAGGCCGATCACTGATCAGGAAAGGATGCTGGTGCAGATTGCACAGCAGGCAAATCCTGACCAGGAGATGCCGGAAGAAGTACCGGAGCAGTTTGACTTCTCCGAGCTTAAAGACCACCCGGTTATCATCAAGGTTGACGTAGGTGCATCGACTTACTACTCCGAGATTGCATCTATTCAGACTCTTGAGAACCTGCTGATGCAGGGGCAGATTACAGTAATTCAGTTCCTTGAGAGACTGCCGGATGACTACATCCCGCAGCGGATGGCACTTATCAGTGAGTTGAAGAATCAGCAGGCACAGATGATGCAGGCACAGCAGGCCGCTCCCCTTCCAGCACCGGAAGGTGACATGAGCGGTGGGCCTGTGGTGCAGGGAAACGCTATGATGGACATTCCGACCGGAAGCGGAAACGGAACTTTGCAGAGAACCATTATGCAGACCGGTGATACAAAGGGGTTAGTGTGAAATGATAAGAATCTATTGTGACGCAGCTGATGCGTGGCTGAGAGAAACTCAGACGCTGACTGCCGGCATGATCAATTACCCGGAAGTCCTGTTGACGTTTTCGGATGATTGGGATGGATACGGCAAAGCAGTCATTGTAAGAGCAGGCACAGTAGAGAAAGCTGCTCTGATTGTAAATAACAAATTCGTTGTTCCTTCTGAATGCCTTGCGGAATCCGGTGTTAATCTGATTGTAGGCATTTCCGGTTCTGATGGTGTGCATACCATTCCGACGATCTGGTGCTCTTGCGGTGAGATCATGGATGGCACAGATGTCCAGGACAGCACAGCCATTGGTGAGGCGACTCCGGCCCTGGTAGACCAGATGCTTGGCTATGCACAGGATGTTGTCGAAGAAGCACAGATGCTGAAAAACTACATTATCAAAACTGTGGCATATGACAACACCAATGCGAACCAGTTTGGAAATACAGAAGTAACAATCGATGACTCCGGTGAGGGAGAAAACAGAACACTCACCTTCTATTTCAGAAACATCAAGGGCAGAGGCATTTCCAAGCTCCTGTTCACACAGTCCGGTGAAAACAAGGGGCGGCTCCAGGTACAGCTTGAAGGTGAAGAACCCGTCAACTTCGACGGAGTCAAGGAAGCACTGAGCGCAATTGAAACGGCACTCTCCGAAGCTGGAACTTCTGAGGCAGAAAGAGAAACCGCAGAGAATGCGAGGGAAGTTGCTGAAGAACAGCGTGACCTTGCAGAGCAGGGCCGTGAATCTGCTGAACACGCAAGAGACAATGCGGAGAGCAACAGGCAGAGTGCAGAAAGCACACGAGATGCAAACGAAGCAACACGCATTGCCAACGAGACTACACGAGAGACGAATGAAAACACTCGACAGAGTAATGAGCAGTCTCGCGTGGAGGCAGAAGCAGACCGGGCCGCAGAGTTTCACAGATGGGAAACTGTAGACCAGCTGAACGGCTTAAAGTCCGAGGGGTATGCAGTAGGCAAGGCGAATGGTGAAGATGTCGGCAGTGACAGTCCGTACTACCAGAACAACGCAAAGTATTATGCTGAGTATGCAGAGGATCAGAAAGACGATGCAGTTACAGCAAAGAACACAGCCGATGCAAGAGCAGTTGATTCTGAGTCCTGGGCTGTAGGTGAAAGAAATGGAATTGCGGTAGTCGAAGGTGACGATACATTCCACAAAAACTCAAAGTTCTATGCAGATGTTGCAGGCCAGGGAGCCGCATCTGCCGGCTATATGTACTTGTACATCAATGATGACGGGCATCTGATTATGGAACGTTCAAGCAATGTAGATGAAGACTTTCGCATAGACTCAAACGGACACTTGATTTGGGAGGTTAGCTAATAATGGCTGTAGAAAAAGATTTAGGAAAAGTAACCGCTTATGCTTATGCCAAAGCGGCAGGTTACACCGGAACAGAAGAACAGTTCCAGCAGGTGTTCAATGAGTTCACTGAGAATGCACCTGGACTGCTGGATAGACTTGATGATGCGGTAGCAGATGCAGAGGCTGCACAGGCTGCTGCACAGACTGCTGTCACCAATGCAAACACTGCAAAGAATGCCGCAGAAGCGGCACAGGCAGCGGCTGAACAGACTGCCCAGGATATGGACGATTCGGTACAACAGATCACTACCAACAAGAATGATATCAGTACATTAAAGGAATCAATTAATATCTTAAAGCAGTTCCACAAAGATGAACTTTCATGGGCGCAGATTCAGCAGATCGTTCAGAGCGGAAACGCACAGGACTGGTTTAACATCGGCGATCAGCTTGAAATAAATTGGACTAAGAACGGCACGGTTCATAAACTTCCGTTTGATGTCGTTTCTTTTGACCCTGTTCTGAAATACGGTGAAAGTGCGGAGAAGCCGGGTCTTTGGCTTCAGAGTCACTATGCAGGAGATGGCGTTCAGTTTAGTGCATCCAATGCTCTGTATGTTGCAACTGAAGCACTTCCTGCCGGGACGTATCATTTCACTATTGGTACAAACTGGGGTACTCACTGCGTAGCAGGGAAGTCCTATCAGTTCACAACAACAAAACAAATTCCTGCCGGTGGACAGATTATGGTAGGTAGAAATAATGAATACTACACTTGGGGGGCACCTGATCAGGCTGTTTCTGGATGGCGTGTGCACACTTTTGAAAGTAGCGCGGCTACAACTCCTCTTGATTCTAATCTTGGACTCACTGAAGGCACTGACGGAACTGATCTCGGCACTACTACATCAAGTATAAAGTATAGCACCAGTGGTATTAATAACCTTCAGAGAGCAGCATACGGCTATAACAGATGGAGCCAGAGTGCAAACCGGCAGTATTACAACAGCGCAGCGGCAGCAGGCGCATGGTGGACACCTCAGAATCCGTTTGATAGAGCACCGCAGCAGCTTGCATCTCTTGCAGGATATATGTCTGGATTTGATGCAGACTTCCTCGCAGTTCTTGGCAAGATTAAAGTTACCACAGCACTGAACACGGTTTCTGATAGTGAGATTGGAATGACAGAAGACACATATGATACGTTCTTCCTTCCGTCTCTGGAACAGGAGTATATCGTTCCTCAGTTGGCAGGTGTTGAAGGCGCTTACTGGCCGTATTGGAAAGAACGTCTTGAATTAGATACTCCGCAGAAACAGGGTAGTGACGGCACGAATGCCAACCATATCCGTTATGCATATGACGCACGTACATCTGCCCAGACCTGCCGGTTGCGCTCTGCGAATCGTGGCTATGCGAATAATCCGTGGTATGTGAACCCCAGTGGTTCCGCCAACGGCTACTACGCCACGAGCGCGTATCGTGGGTGTCCGGCTTGCGTCATCTGTTAATCAATCATCTTGCGCCGCCACGCGGCGCTAAGAGGAGGAAGAATGTCAGTACCCGCAAATGAAAGAAGTCACGGGAAATTAGAAGCAAGCGTAAAAGCGCACGCATTATGCTGTTATACGTTACAGATTACAGCAAACGAGAAAGTGTTTGACCCTCAATTTCAAGCATCCTTAACCAACAGAATAGTGGATACTGCGATAAGTATCCACACACTCTGTTGGAGTGCAAATAACGTTCTTGTTAATAGCAAGGAAGATTTGCGGGAAAGAACATCTTACCAAGAACAGGCAGCGGTTCAGTGCAATGTTTTATTAAGTTTAATCGAGATAGCGAAAAAGATTTTTCATCTATCCACGAAACGAGTGACATATTGGAGCGGACTTGCAATTGATGCAAGAAATCTAATCCGAGGATGGAGAACAGCAGACTTAAACCGCTACGCATACTTTAAATAAGTTTTATATGGGGTGTAGGCTATAAGCCCAGAACTGCCGGTTGCGCTCTGCGAATCGTGGCAATGCGAATAATACGTGGAATGTGAACACCAGTGGTAACGCCAACAACAACAACGCCACGAACGCGAATCGTGGGTGTCCGGATTGCATCATCTAAGGCCACACATACCCCTGTCCATAGGACAATGGGAGGCCATATTTTGACGCAAGGAGCCGAATCCCCTGCCGAAAGGCTAAACAATAATTCTGTGATGTGCACGACTTGGAGGAGCCGGATGGACTATAAACACAGAAATCCTTATGATTATGACTATATTATCGGTTTTGACCCATTATATGAATCAATGCAGAAATGCCGTAAAGGTGTAATGTGGAAAGATAGCGTTGCTTCTTTCTGTTTAAATGGAGTAGAGAGGACAATGAAGCTATCTGAAGAATTACACAAGGAAACTTACAAATCAAGACCACCAGTACATTTCAGAATACAATCTCCGAAACCTCGTGATATTGCAAGTATTACTTTCAGAGATCGTGTGTTTCAAAGAAGTTTGAATGATAATGCTGTATATCCGAAAATGAGTAGAAGTTTTATTTACGACAATTTTGCTTGCCAAAAGGGTAAAGGAACCGATGCTGCACGAAACCGATTAAAAGAATTTTTACACAGATATTACCGAAAGCATGGTCATGTAGGCTATGTAGCGCAGTTCGACATACATGGTTATTACCCCAACATGAGTCATGCGGTTACAGAGAAAATGTTTCATGATCGACTTGATGAAGGTGTTTACGCTTACGTCGAACGTATATTGCGAGAGCAGTATAACGGAGATATCGGCTATAATCCCGGAAGTCAGTTGATACAAATCGCAGGTATTTCGATTCTTGACAAGTTCGACCACTTTGTAAAAGAGGAACTTCACGCTAAATATTATCTCCGTTATATGGATGATTTTCTGATCATTCACGATGACAAAGAGTTTTTGGAACAATGCGTTGGCAACGTAGAAGCATATCTCACTCATTTCGATTTTGAATTAAACATGAAGAAAACAGAGATATACCCCATTGCTAAAGGTATTGATTTCCTTGGATTCCATTATAAACTCACTGAAACCGGCAAAGTCATCATGACAGTAAGGTCAGAAAATGTAAAACGTGAGCGGAAGAAGTTACGCAGACTCGTTGCAAAGTCAAAACGAGGTGGTCTTCCACGTGAGAAAGTGGATGACTCCTATGCGGCATGGCGTAACCACGCAAGCAAGGGCAACTCGTACTGTCTTCTGAAAAGAATGGATGCCTACTATCTTGATTTATGGGGTGATAATAATGGTAGCAATCAACAGAAAACTGACCCCTGCTGAACGTGCCAACCTTGACAACGCACGTGCAGGTGCAGAGCAGAATGCCGTCAGCATTGATGACATCATGAATGCGATGGTAGAACTTGGAGAACTGTTCGCCGAGCAGGATGATGCTCTGGTAGAACTGGCTGAACTTATTGAGGAGGCTTAATAATGGCTAAGATTTATTACAATCGTATCAAAGCAGGTATCATGACCATCGAGGAAGTTCCTACCAGATGGAGAGCAGCTGTTCAGAAGTTGCTCGATGAGGACGAAGAAGAGTGAAAACCACTACGAGCGTAACTCTTGAAGGAAAAGAAGTCAGAGCAATTGTCGCAAAAGCATTGAACGTTCCAATTCCGAATGTGAAACCACTTCGGTACAATTTCGCAATTGAAGGAGTTGCGCCGGAAGTTGTGGAACAGAAGATCAAAGAGTTCCTTGGGCAGTTAGTTACTTAAATGGAGCAATTAATCACACTTCGGCATACTGAGTAATACAGAATCATACCTTGCATTACCAGTACAAAACGGATATAATAAGAAAAGAGAGGGGTTACCCTCAGTAACCTCTCTCCTTGAGCCAAGCATCTACGGCACGTTTGATGACGAAAGACCTATCACGTTCCTCGTCACCGCAGTATTTGTCGAGACGTTCCAAAATGTCCTGCGGCAAGCTGATGCCTATCTTGGCATATGGTGGACGTTTCTCGCTGCCGTACCGTGGTCTGCCACGCTCAGTGGTCTTGTATTCCACAAGCATCACCTCAAAGAGTTATGATACCACAGACGGAGAAATCTGTCGAGAAGGAGTTTTCATGTCTGACTTAGTTAGAGTTGTTCGATGTGCTGATTGTGAACACGCTCATATGCCGAGGAGTTTGCCAAACTGTTTCTGCACATACTATCATGAAGTGCGGCAACTAACCGATTTCTGCAATCACGGTGAGCGTAGAAAAAGTACAGAGCAAAAAGCCAAGAAAGAAATTGAGGTTGGTTCTGACGGATGCCCGGTTGGTGTGTTATGCCCTATGGATGGATTTCAATACGATTGCCCATTCTTGTGGACGGATAAATGTCCGAGTTGGAAACCGATCAAAGATATGGACATTTCGGAGATGCCGACAAAAGACACATCAACGTATACTGTGGTTGTTACTTAAAGTGTATTACAAAGCGTTCCGAAATAATGCTTCAGAACACCAATAATTACTGGGTGTTTCGTAGTGTGAAATTTTTAACTGGAGCAATAAGTCACAATTAAAGTTTTCACAAGGCATGGGCAAAACAGACATTGAAACTGAAGCGGCTCAGTTGTTTTGGGCACAGTGTTCCCGACAATTATGTCGGTAACATTCAGCGGCCAATCGTTTACAACCGCTATTACATATACGAGGTTAATGAAATGATTCTGAATCTTGTAACAGCAGAACCTCATAAGTTCTCTGCGAAAGTAACAGTTACATATCCGTCAGGTGCTACACTTCAGCTGGTAAACACCACAACCGGAACCACTAC